GTTAAAATATTTTCTAATCTTGACACTTCTTCAAGTGTGGCAAACTTTAATAATATTCCCCAAATATATCAGGGTAGGTTAGAATCTGTTAAACATAACGATACAACAATAACATTAAATATTGTAGCTAAAAGACCTTATGATAATGTAACTGTTCCTAATGTTTTTAGCGCAGAAAAAATCCCAGCCCCATTAGCTTATGGAAACTTTAGCGATACTTCAGCAGATAGAACCGCCACGACAAAAGTAAATGGATCGCCAAACTTTTTTCGAAAAGTACCTTTTACAAAATATGATTCGACTGGCATATCTTTAATTACAGGTACAACCGCAGAGGGTGATGATGAAAATATCTATACCTATTTAAGTAACTATGATGCTTTTATTCATTATTCAGTCGGTGAAACTGAAAACGTAACTGCTAGTGATGTGAAAGTAAATAAAATACCTGTAAGCGGAAAATATATTTATCAAGTACCTCCATCTTCTAGCACTTCAGCAACTACAAGTACAGAAATAGCAGTAGCTAATTTATCAAATACATACGACAATAATGATTCTACTGAGGGAACTTTTACATTTCCAGTTGGTGGTGTATCTAACGGTACATATACACACAAAGAAAGATATACCTTGGACGATGAAATTGGCGAGGGGCAACAAGCGAGAGCGTATTTTGACACGTCAAGCGTAAATGATATTGTAGAGGCACATGTAAAATTATATTTACTTGATGAAGACAATAATAATGTCGGAACTGGCAATGAGTCAATATTTACTGGCAATGTTTCAAACAGAACTGCAAGCGTTACCGCAACTGGCAATGCTAAAAAAATTGACGTAGAAGTACAATTCCAATATTCTTCAGGATCTTCGCCTGGGGCAGTTGTTGAATTAAAAGAAGTATTTAGTTATATAACAAAATTTAATGAAGAAATAGAATTTGCTTATTTAGGATATAGCGGAGAAACACAAGGTTATAAATCTTCATCGACTAGGGTTGATAAAATTCACGAAGCGCACAGGTCTTTTGTGCATAATATATTAGGGGTAGATACAGATGGAGCAGGTTCGGCAGATCCTACAGGGTGGAGTGCCTTAGATACCGATAGAAGTTCCTGGACTGTACGTTATAATTTATTAGAGCCAACACCTGCTAAAAAAATATTAGATAAAATGCAATTTGAGGGTGGATTTGTTAGCGTATTTGAAGCTGATGGGGATATTAGATATATACACGTTAAAAACAGCTACAGCTCTGCTGATCATACTTTAGATAAAAATGATTTAAGAAATATTCAATATTCACACACACCCATTTCAAAAATTATAACAGATATTACTGTTAATTACGATCCGCACCCAGCAAAGAGTAGGTTATATAGGAGTCAGCAAACAGCTTCGGAATCAACTATTAGAGGAAATTATAACATAGCAACCGCTCAAGTAGTTACAGTTAATTTAGATATGTTGTCTGGGGGTATAGGTTCTGACTTAACACCATCAACTGCAAATACTGGGTTTATAGATTACTATGGTAATTTAAGATCTTCACCGAGGATTATTTTTTCAGCCGAAGTTGTTAATCCTGCTAAATTTAATATGGAAATTGGCGATATTTGTGAATTTTCATCTATGATACCAACAACAGCATTTAATAAAAGTTTTAGTGGAGTTTATTTTATGGTTACATCAATTTCAAGAACACTTGGAAGAATCCAAGCACAATTTACGGAGGTTAGTTAATGGCTATTTCAACAGCAGCCTTTGATGATGCGTCAGATGGCGGATCAAAAGCAACTTATACCCCGAGTATTAATCCTAATATCGGTGTGGGGTATGGGACTGACTATTCTGGGACAGTAGTGAATCAAGCTATTGGTGGCGAAGTATATACGGTGCAAAGATATGGGAAAAGGAAGACCTGGCAGATGAATTATTCATTTTTAAATTCCACCGATCAAGCAAAATTACAAGCATTGATCGATCTAGTAGATGGGAGGAAAGATGTTTTTTACTTTTCTGAAGATAATTTTGGCACGGCTGGCACTAAAGTTAGGTTTGATCAGGATAGTTTTAGGTTTGAAGAAGTGGCGCAGGGAGCGACATCTATAACATTTTCTATTATTGAACAGCTATAATATTTTTCTCTCCTCTCTCCTCCGCCTCCCCTGCGATTTTTCGCTTAGATTGATCAAGGGGGAGGATTTTTGTTCCAAAAACATACTAAAATAGCCATTTTATTTATTTTTAATATAAATATATAAGTATTCAAAAAGCTAATATTTTAATATAAATATGGGCTCCAGATTAAAAAAGGCCTTTTTTTTAAAAAAAAATAAAAAAAAATAAAAAAAAGTGTTTACATATCTAAATTTTTTGCTATATTTACTACATGATGATTAACAATTTAAATACTTTTAATAAATTAAATCATACAAGCAAGATTTTTGATAATTTTAAAGTTTTTGTTGGTGGTCAAGGTGTGAGATTAATATTTTGGCCTTTAGATCAGCAAAAACAATTTGCAGAGTTTTTATTGGTTGTTCTTGTGCGGAAAATAACGAGTGCAGCGGATTCAATAAAGTTAAAAGTTAGCGCTCTCTGCAACGCGATTTTAGACATGGGGACCCGAAATAATCCAGTGATACTGGCGGGGTGGGTGAGACCACTGAAAAAGCTATTCGTACTATGGTTGATTGCTCGAGCTAGAGACCAGAAACAGGCGCCCCAGAATTTTTTAATGATGATTAACAATAATAACGTTCTTAAGGAGGACAAATAATGGCTGACTTAACAGAAAAACAGTTATCAGATTTACACTCTGGTAATGATTTAAATTTATTAGGCAATCTTACAGATTCTCAATCTAAGCAATTATATAAATATGCCTATGGTGAAGATTCATTGACTTCTTGTTGTAATTCTTATGCTACCTATATAGAAGATGAGAGATGTTGTAGGAATTGCCGCAACACTGTTTCTGAAGATGAAGGTTAAGGAGGACAAATAATGAGCATAGTTAAAATTAAAAATAAAAATAAAGAAAAATTTTTGTCTGATGTTTGTGATATTATTCTTAGAACTTTAGTAAAAAAAGATTCAAAAAGAATGGATTTATTATATAATATGGTTTACGATCCAGAAACAAACCATACACATCATTTTGATCGTCTTAAAAATGAAGAGGTTAAAATAAAAATAAACCCAGACCTTTTTTGGAATGATGTTTATGAAGAAATAGAAGTATTTTTAGATCAATTACAGGAGGACAAATAATGGAACAATCAAAAACAATTAATAAAAATGCTCTTTATCTTTTTTCAAATAGAAATGGATATAATATTTGCATAGACACAAGATCTGTTCATAGTATGGATGGAGCATATCATATTGAAACATTATTAATAAATAAAAATGCAATTATTGATTCGGTTACTGTTCATGAAGCTATAGAGAATGATGATTATAAAACTAGCCGCAAGGACAATTTAATTTGCTTAGACTTGAGAAATAGTGACACTGAAGATGGCTCTTGGAAGTGGGATAAACCAGGGATAAAAGATTTTGTTAATAAATGTATTTTATCTAGTTTTAGCTTAAAATTAAAAGGCGGCCCCGAAACTGATTTAACATTTGAAGAAGGAGGAGTTTGGGGAAGAAAAGTTGACTGGATATAAAAATAATAAAGGGATTGACAAAGTGGTGTTATCAGCCGGATCGATAACCGAGGGGTTCGAATCCCCTCCAATCCCCAAAATTTAGGAGGACAATATGACAAAACAAATAACAAATAGATCAGAAAGTTGGATTGTACAAAGATTAAACAGTCCAGAAAAAATAATGAATCCTTATGGAAACACAATTGAATTTGATGATAAAGATTCTGTTGATCGAGTGGCAAAGGTATTTTCAACAGATTATATGGGAGCCGCTGAATATGAGTGGGGAGCTTTACCCAAGGCAATGTCAAGAATGTATGAAAAAAGTATATCTTTAATTATGTTAGAGCATAGCAATTTTAAATGTTGGATAGTATATAGTTTTCCTTATGATTTTGGTTTATTCCAAATAATGGCATTGGAATTAAGGGTTAAAAGATTTGTCGAAGAAAATTATTTAAAAGGTAAAGATTGGGATAAGCAAGGAAAAGAAGTTGCTAAAAATGATTATGGTAGTTTTTATATTAGAGTAAACAATGAATGGGATAAAGAATTAATGGGATGGTTTGATTTGCAAAATGACTTTGCTTGGTTTATAGATAAAAAGATGGCTGAAGAATTTTTATTATTATTTAAAAATAAGGAGGATAAATAATGACACTAGAAAAACGTAAAAAAAGAGCTAAACTGGCTAAACGAAACAATAATATTCGGAGAGCAATATTAAAATATACTGAAAGTCCAAAGCGTAAAGTTGAGAAAAAAATACTTACTATTGAAGAACAAAATGCAAAATTTGCAAAAGTATTTCCAAATTATAAGGAGGCAATATAATGAATGGATTAGATCTATTAATAGGGATGGCTATTGTTGCCGCAGTAGCTTATATATTAAGTAAAATTTCACTATTAAAACAGGAAAAGCAGTTTTGGAAAGATAGCTGTTTTATTATGGCTGAAAAGTATAATGATCTTTTAGTGAAAGATCAATTAAAAAAAGTAGAAAAAAGTTTAGATAATATTGTTAATAATCAATTAAATGAATTAAATTAAAACATGGTTAACGGAAATTATTTTCAATTATACTATTTGGGGACCGTACCAAATCGTACCACCTCTCTCCGGTGCGTTTGTCCTCCGTTAATCATCGGCGGTCCCCATTTTTTTTTGGAGGAAAAATGTCAATTCTAAAAGAAATTAAAAATGATAAAATCCTAGTGCAGCAAGAAAATAACGGTAATATTAAATTAATTATTAAAAGGCCAACAAAAATGTCTGAAGAAACATTTAAATTAAAATCTGCAAAATTAATAAAATTATTAGATGAATTTGCGGTACATTTTAGGTTGCATGAATGACAATTCAAATTGATATAATATTTGATGGGGTTGATGGTGATATGAAAATGAAAACTCTTTACGAGTTTGATTTTATTAGTGCAATAAAAAAAGCAGAGGAGTTTTTGTTGCGTTATTCTGATTCAGCCCCAGAAATTTTATCAGCACGGCAACATACCGGAAACGATATACAGGATATAAAATTAAAAGTTTTAACAACACTAAACGAGAGGAGAAAGCATGCCGGACAAAAAAGATAATCAATTTGTAGAAAAATATTTAGCAGAAAAGTATGGATTAGAAGCTATACATTTCTGGGAACATCAACAAAGTAGAAAATGGGTTATAACCCATGTCGGCTGCATGATCATAGCAGAAAAAGAAGGTATCGAGTTTTCTAAACCTGAATACATAAAAACAGAACCAGATTTAATTGTTATGTATGGTACTGCAACTATGTCTGATAATGAAGGTAACGAAAAAACTGTCTGGACACATGGTGAGGCAAGTCATAAGAATTGCTTTATTGCTTATCCTTACGCAATGGCAGAAAAACGTTTAAAAGATAGATTGGTTTTGATGCTTGTTTCTGTTTACGGAGAAGTTTATTCTGAAATAGAGGCAGCAGAGTTTGATGCACGAGCAAAAGTACAGGTAAATAAAGAAGATTAATGCCTCATCCTTTTTATATGAGGCGTCCAGAAAAGAAATCGCCAAAGGCTGTTAATAGAAAAAGTGAATCGGTTGGCAAACAGATAAAACAAATTTTTATTAACATAAGGGATATTTTAAAAATCTTGGTTAAATGGCGATAAAACGTACAAAGTGGGATGTAGTGTTTTCTAACCTGGTTAGATATAGGGATAATTGGACTTGTCAGCGATGCGGCAAGAAATATCAACCATTATCTTCTGGGTTACATTGCTCCCACTTTTACGGACGAAGATCTTGGGCAACAAGAATTGAGCCAGCTAATGCTATGGCTCTTTGTTACGGTTGCCATGTTCATGTTGGTAGCGACCCAATTGATCATGTAAAGTTATGGAAACGTAAATTTGGTGAAAAAGAATGCAATCGTGTTTTAGAGCTACGAAACACAATAATTAAAAAAAGAGATGTTGCAACAGAAGAAAATTATAAATTATTAAAATTAATGCTTATGAAATATACAGGAGAACTTTAAATGGAGAGAATTTTTGCCTCGGATTTTACAGAATTTCATTTTAAAAAAGTAAGACGCGATATGACGTTAATTGATATTGATGCCGTACAATTTAGAGAAATGGAAGACGGAACAGAAAGAATTAGGTTAGTTGAATATAAACATAATAATGAAAAAATAGGATCCCAACAAAAGAAACTATTAGAAAGGTTTAAATTATACATAAAAGCCTTAGATGATATTGCAACAAAAACAACTTTTGAATTATTTATAATAACTGCAGATTTTGCAGAAGATGAGTATAATAGATATAATTTGAAAGGTGTTGCTCGTGTTTATAATTGTATAGAGCATGATACAAAAGTTTTAAAAGAAGCAGATCTTATAAATTTTCTTAATTTTACAACTGACTGGGAAGATCTTAATGATTGAATATATAAAACATTTGTTAGGCCTCTGCGGCGAACCTCACGGCTTGATATATTATATATTTGCAGCTGGGGGCATATCAACATTATTTATTTATTTAAAAACAAAGATGTTTAAAAATGGCTAAGCGATTTACCGATACAGGTAAATGGAAAAAAAAATGGATCCGAGAATTAGATCCAAAGTATAAACTTTTTTGGTTTTATTTGCTTGATAATTGCGACCATGCTGGAGTGTTTGATGCGGATATTGCTTCAGCCTCTTTTCATATTGGATTAAAATATTCAGAAAAAGAAATCCTGGACACTTTTAATCGAAAAATTATAATTTTAAAAAAAGATAAATGGTTTATTCCAAAATTTGTAGAATATCAATATGGGGAGTTAAATGAAAATAATAGAGCGCATTTATCGGTTATTAAGATTTTAAAGAAATACAAACTTTTAGGGGCTAGTAAGGGGCTTAATAAAGTCTTAAATGGGAATAAAGATCAAGATAAAGATAAAGTTAAAGATAAAAAAAATGATCAAATAAAAAAAATTAACTTATCAGAATTAAAAGATCAATTTCCAAATAAAAATGTAGAATTAGAATTTGCCAAATGGAATGATTACATGCTATCTAAAGGAAAAACATATAAAAATTATTCTGCTGCATTTAGAAATTGGCTTCGAAATGATCAATTTACAGCTAAAAATATTGAAACATTTGCTAAAAAATTTAAAAAAACACCAACAGGATTATTTATAGCTTATTGTGAAAAATGTAAAAAACAACATTATCCGAGCGATTATCAATTAAAACAAAGTTCTAGTTGTTGTGGCGTGGATTGGGTTCCAAATATTGTCTAAAAGAAAAAATATGAACTATCTAGAGGCTGTTTATTATGGGGAGGAAAACCGAAGTGGTATTCGATATTCTAATACAAATAAACATACAGAAAGAAATACAGATCGCCAAATTAAAATTTGTCCTCAATGTGATACAGTTTATGAAATATATTCCCAACAAGGGCGAAAATATGATCAATACAATTATATTGATTTTCCAAGATATGGGAAAGGTAAAGAGAGATGTGCTGAATGCCGCCAGAAAAATAATGAAAAAACTTTTTTTACCTGGGATCGGGGGCATCGGTCAGCTATTTCAATGAAAAAATTTAGATCACCATATAAGAAAAACGACCGTAGAGTCAGCAAAAAGGAGAAAATATGTCATTAGAAAAAAATTATCTTAATGGGATAATAATAAAAGAAAAAGTATTTGATAATGGAGGTAAACAACTAAAGGCTTGGATTAAGGTCGATGAATTTATAGAACAATTAAAAAACGCAGCAGAAAACGGCTCAGTAAATATAATTATTGCAAGAAGAAAAAAACCATCAGAAACTGGTGTGACCCATTATATGTATGAAGATCCATGGAAACCAACAAGGGATTATAATGATACAAATGATCCACAATATGATTCAGATTATAATGGGAGAAAAGGAGAAGAAGCAGATGACGAGGAGTTACCATTCTAATGGGGTTTTTTAAAAGGGCAGGGCGACATGAATTAGAAGCATATCTTAAGGAATATATTAAAGATGAACACACGCTGCGTGTATATTGCAAACGTGATGTTACTGTTCCTGAAAGATCCGGAAGAAATGCTGGTTTTGATTTTTTTGTTCCAAATGATTTTTCTAAAATTACAATAAAAAGTTTACGGTCTGCAAACATTCCTTCTGGTATAATTGTAAAAATGCCACCAGGTCATGCTTTAATTGCGTTTAATAAAAGTGGTATTGCGGTTAATTATAATTTACAAGTTGGAGCGTGCGTTGTTGATGAAAATTATACAGGTGAAATATTTTTAAATGTTTTTAATGTTGGAAAAAAGAAAATAAATATTTATCCTGGAATGAAATTAGTCCAATTTGTTTTAGTTAAGGTCAATTATGCAACTGTTATGGAGCATTATAAATTAGAAGAAATGTATAAACCTGAGGATCATGAAGAACGCGGGGATAAAGCTTTTGGGAGTAGCGGAATATGAGTAAAAAGAAATTTATTAAATTTGATGAAAATAAATTACGATATGGATTAGTCCCGCCTATTGCGTTAAAAGCATTAGCAGAGGTATTTACGTATGGCGCTATTAAATATAATGAAGAAAACTGGAAATTAAATAAAGATAAAGATCGTATTATTGATGCATTATATCGGCATTTAGAGGCTTATCGGGAAGGTGAAAGAAATGACCAGGAATCAAATCTGCAACATTTATCACATGCAATGGTTAATATAGCCTTTTTACTTTATATGGATAATAATGACTGAATATAATAAAAAATATAAATTACTTGTAAAATATATTCTTGAAAATGGCATATTACAAGATTGCCGCAATGGATCGCAATTAATTATTCCATTTTATAATTTTTATTTAGATTTTAGTTATAAAGATAATCATATATTGCATTTACGAAAAATTAATTATTCTCAAGTATATGGTGAATTTAAAACGTTAATAGATAAAAATAATAAACTTCAAAACATAAATCAATTTAAAGATAATAAATGTTATTACTGGGATAAATGGGCCAAAAATGATGGATCAATTAATTTAGATTATTATAATATGTTACACCCACAACTGGAATTAATTATTGATCAAATTAAACGTTTCCCAAATAGCAGGCGGCATATAATTGAATTATGGAATTATAAAAATGTATTTAATAATGAATTAAATTTTCCAAAACATAAGGAAAGAAACTTAAGTCTTCCGTGCTGTTGGCATAATATTACTTTTAGTATAATTAATAATAAATTGTTTATGTCATTTACAATTAGAAGCAATGATATAATGATCGGAAATCCAGCTGATGTTTATTTAGCTTATTTATTTCATAAGTATGTAGCAATTGCCACTGGTTATAAACAAGCAATATGTAATTTTAATATTAGAAATGCACATATTTATAAAGAACATATTGATAATGCTAAAATTTTATTAACACGTACTGAAAAAGATATAAAAAACCCTTTATTTTTTAAGCTAAAAGAGTAATTTAGCTTTATATTTTAAGTTAAAATGGTAATTATAGTTTAAATGATTAATACAATTTTATTAGATAAAAATAATCATTATGTTGATTATAATGGAAAATTACCAGAACGCCCTAAGTTTGATAAAAAACTATTATATGCATTTTGTTATAATCAAATTGTATCACCAGCTGGATATAATTTATTACCAAATAGTATTCGGCGTGTAGTTACAATAGCTCCGCGAGAAAGATCAGAATGGAATTTATACACTCCACAAATTACAAAAGGCATCACTATTAAAGAAATTGCGGATCTTTCAACAGTTTTATTAATTATACGAAGTGAAAAAACAATTAAAAAAGGTAAAAAATTTCGATTAAATAATTTTCATAATATATTAAAAAATAAATATATAGAGTTATGGATCAGAAATAATATTTAATTTATTATATTTATATTATATTTAGTATTAAATTGATTTTAATATTAGAAAGGAGTCCACATACAAGATCCAAGCCACTTACCTTGCCCAATGTGCGGAAAATCAGATAATGAAATTGATTATGATGAAATAGAATATCTCAACGATCAAGCAATTAGTAATCTCAAATTTCTTAATTTAGGCTTTATTCTTTCATATCACATGACAGATTTAGAGCGAAAAGTATATTATTTATATCAAGTAAAAAGAAAACCCTTTAAAGAGATCGCCCAAATTCTAAAAAAGAAAGAGGGAACGCTGCGCTCTGCTTGGAATCGCTGTAAGTCCCGCGGTGACAAGGCTTTACGAGAATCTCAAATCGATAAAGTCATAATTCCCCCTTATTTATAGAGGGGTTCATTGCCCGCACTCGTGATCAAATAATATGAAAAGCACGAAAGACAGATAAATAAAATGCCTTTACACGATGTAAAATGCTCCAAGTGTGGCCACATTCAGGAGTTCTTGTATCAACCAGGATCTAAACCCAAAACCTATATTTGTAATCATTGTGATAAAATTCAGGATTTTAAACCTTTATTAAGTCCCCCAAGAATTGTAATGGCTGGCACTAGGCCAATTGAAAAAGAATTAGAAAAAGACGCAGCAGATGGTGTTTTTTAATGCCTAACAAAGAAGCAAAACAGCGAAAAAGGACAAAACGTTTATTAAATATAAAGCTGAATCGGGAAGGGAGAACCGCTAATCAGCATAAAAGATTTTTACAAAAAAAAAGAGAAAGGAATCAAAGTGGTTTATTTTAAAAGAAAAGATGGATCGGTATTTGGAAAAGATAATCCATCAAAAAAACAAATGGAAGCTTATAAAAAAGAAGGCTGCTCTGTTTGTGATGAAAATGGAAAACCGGTAAAAGCCAAAAAGAAAGCAAAATAATGCCTAAAAAGGGAAAAGGATATAGTAAAGGTAAAATGAGATCCAGAAAAAAGAAATCTGGAAAAAAGAAGAAATATTAATTGTTTCAATTATGTCCTTTAATAAATAATAAAATATGTGGCTTTTGTGGTTATGACAAAGAAAAAAAGCTTAGATGTGGGGTGGCTACTTTTCCCAATCATATATCAATAATGCAGAAATGCCCTTTAAGTGTTAAAAAAAGAAGAAGAAAGCGTTAATGGTATTGCTTTAAAATGCGAATTAGTAGGATTAAAAAACTTAAAAATATCGCATAATTGGAGAATCGAATTAGATACTTATGAAATTGAGCAGGAGAAAGTGAAAGAATTAGTTGATTTAATTGGTAAGCCAGTAAGTGTTGGTATTGTTTTAATTGAAGAATAAACGGTAAATAAACGGTGGACCGTAATAATAAAGGTCAATTTACTAAAGGTAATAAACTTGGTAATAGATTTAAAAAAGGAAAAATATCCAACCCTAATGGTAGGAGAAATTCAGCTAGAGATTTATTAAATAAAATTTTAGATACAGAAGTAGATGATATTACTAAACGTGAGAAGCTAATGAATAAATTGATTAGTATGGCGAATATGGGTAACTTAAATGCTATCAAGGAAGTCCTGGATCGAACAGAGGGTAAAGCAATAGAGCATATTAAAACAGAAAATGTAGATCCTATTAGAGTATTAGAATTTGGTGATAATGAACTTGATGAAAAAGAAGATGCATAATAGCCCCTTATAAGGGTATAAATATAAATATAAAGAATAGGATAAAGATAAAGATAAATGAATGGATCTGATTTTAACAAAGGAAAGAAGAGAAATATTAACTCACCCAGCAAGATTCAAAGTAATCACAGCAGGGCGGAGATTCGGAAAGTCGATTCTGGGATTAATGTTTCTTTTAAAAGGGGAAATGTTGCCGGGACAAAATCGCTGGTATATCTGTCCGACCTATCGTCAAGCTCGTCTTACAGTATGGCCGATGTTAAAATCAATTATGAGGAATCAGACGGGTTGGAAGATCAACGAGACGGAATTGAGCTGTACGAGATCAGGAGTGACTATTGCGCTTAAAGGATCCGATTCAGCAGATTCACTTCGTGGTGCAGAACTTCATAGGGTCGTACTTGATGAATATGCCTATCAAAAGCAAGGCGTATTTGAGGAGATCATTTATCCAATGTTAACCACTACTAATGGCCCTGTTCTTATGATTGGTACTCCTGATGGCTTTAGTGCTAATAATTTTTATGATTACTTTATTAAAGGGCAAGGTGGTGATCCTTTGTGGAAATCTTGGCAATATAAAACAATTGATGGAGGGTTCGTAAGTGATAAAGAGCTAGAACTAGCTAAATCAAATTTAGACTCTAGAGCGTATCGTCAAGAATTTATGGCAAGCTTTGAATCAGCAGCCAATAGAGCGGCCTGGGCTTTCGATCGTTCAGAACATGTAAAGAAAGCCGATGAATTAGCAGCTTATCAAATAATTGGTATGGATTTTAATGTCGACTATATGAGTGCAGTATGCGCTTCAGTTTACAGTAATGGTACAATCCATTTCTTTGATGAGATCAGAAGACGAAACTCTTCTACGGAATTAATATGCCACGAAATGAAAGAAAGATGGCCTAATGTAAAAGAGGTTTATCCAGATCCAGCCGGTGTTGCTCGCAGCACCACCTCAAGCCGTTCGGATCATCAAATAATTAGGGATCATGGATTTTTAGTATATGCGAAAAGGAGACATCCAAGTCATAGAGATAGACTTAATGCCCTTAACAGAAAATTAAAAGACGCCAAAGGCAAGGTTGAAATGACGATAGATCCTAAATGCACTTATTTAATAAAAGATTTAGAGCAAGTTCAGAGAGATAGGAACGGGGGAATAGATAAAAAAAATATCGAGTTAACTCATAGCTTAGATGCGTGCAGTTATCTTGTAGAATATAAATGGCCCATAGTTCAACGAATTGCAACCTCAATGAAATGGTAAGAATATGATCGTTGAAAGTAAAGATGTAATAAGTAGCAGCTTAACCGATTATCTCAATGATGTCACTAAAAAGAATGTTGAGTCTAGGTACAGGGCGCTATCATATTATGAAGGAATGAGAGGCGAAATGGAATCAGACCTCTCTAAATATTTCCCAATGAAAAGCTTAGAGATTCCTATGGTGTGCCAGAATATAACATCAAAACTGGTTAATTCACGTGCTATTGGATATAAAGATCCACCAGAAAGAACTAATGAAAAATATTTAGAATTTGTTACTAATATTGATCAAGCTATGATTACAGCTGAAAGGCTTACTTATCTCTTAGGGTCGCATCTTATAAGATCGAGATTTAATGAGGAGACCGGAAAGATTGAATACGATCAGATTATAGAATTTGAACCAATGTTTTTGCCTAGATCACGTAAGCCGTTTGCTTATATATATCCGATTTATAATCATGGGCAAGCTAGAGATCATGAAGTGGTATACGCTTATTGGTCTGATACAGAACATTATCTGATCCATCAAAACGGTAATGTAGAATCAGTTAATGATGATAATATTAATCCATACGGCAAACTTCCTTTTACTATCTGCCATCGCCATCCTTATACAACCGATTTTATGCGTAATGGCGCAGATGATATTTTAAACGCCAATCTCATGGTTAATATGTTAATGACCGAACTTGGTCTAGCTATGAGATTACAAGCATTAGGGCAGCCGGTGATTACTGGTGTTGATCAAATGAATCAAGTAAGTCTAGGAGTTGATAAACCAATGGTACTCCCGGAAGCAGCATCATTTAAATTTGAAAGTCCAGGTGGTGATCTTTCTAAATATATTGATTCAATTAGATTTTATGTCGATTCGGTGGCTTATAATAATAATTTAAAAGTGAAGTGGTCGGTAGGTCGTGAATCATTTATAAGTGGTGAAGCATTAAAGATGGCTGAGATTGATCTCACCGAATCAATAATGGGTGACTATCAGATGATATGGAGAAGCGTAGAGCAAAACCGTTTTGAAGTAGATCGAGCTATTTTAGACACTCATGGTATTAGTATTAATGAAGAATATAGTGTTGACTTTACTGAACCACGATTCCCATTAACATCACAAGAAGAAAGAGCACAATGGGATTGGGAATGGGCGAATAATCTTGCAACAAAAGAAGATTATCTTCGTAAATATAATCCAGATGCTACAGAAGATGAAATCGCTGAAATGTCTGAAGAGCTTGGAATGAATACGCCTGAGCAAGAAGAAACAGATCAAACAAGTAATATTTTATTACAAGCATTGAATACTGAATGAACGAATTAGATAAATTTAAAAAGCAATATTTAGCATTAGTAAAAAGAATGACTGATGCTACTTATCAATTAGTATTAGCAGGCCAATCTAAAGATCAGATTTTAAGGATCCTTGCTTCTAATGATTTTAAACAAACTATTATGAATGATAAAGAGTTTCAAAAATCTTTTGATGAATTAGATGCTATGCATGTTAAAGCTTTAAAGAATATGAAAAAATTTGCTGATATATCTCCTTCCACATTACAAGCCTTGACTATGGTCAATAAATCAGTATTTATGGATAAACTTGCAACTGATATAGCATCTACATTAAAAGGGAATCTTACTAGCGGAATATTAGGAGGATTAAGTAAGAGCGATATTATAAAAGGGATTGAAGCTAATTTAAGGCCAGATCAAATAGATACGCTTGTGACCACCGCATTGTCTAATTATACCGCATCTGTAAATGCGCTTATGGCTGATCAAATGCCAGATAATACAAATTATGTTTACGTAGGACCGACAGATAAAAAGACTCGAGATGTATGCCTGGAAATAATGAGTGCAGGTCCTATGACGCAAAAACAAATTGAAGAAAGATTCCCAAGTGCTTTTATAGAAAGAGGCGGTTTTAATTGCCGTCATCAATGGAATATGTATACTAAGACAGTACAAATGCATGATCCTAAAGGAGCAAAGGCTTTATTAAATGGCTAAACCTAAACCAATAGAAGATATGTTTAAAAATTTAACCACTAAGCAAAAGATGATTACTTTAGGGTGGAAATTAATTGACATGATCAAAGCCAGGACGATTAAAGGCGAAGGAGTTGATGGTGATTTTAAATCATATTCAAATAAAAGAATTAGCAAAGGCGGTAAAAAATATACTCCTTACTGGATCTTAAAAAAGCAAGGAGGGTTTAAAAGGCAGGCTACAGGATTTAAACCGAATACTTCTAAAGATGTTAATTTAATTTTAACTAGCGATATGTTAAATAGCTTTCAAGTCAAAAAAGGAAGCACAAATGATAAACAAGTAACGATCGGATTTCCTCCAGCAGAATCGCAAAAAGCTTTTGGCCAAGAAAAACAAGGGCGAGTTATATCTTCTACTCGCAGGCCAGTAAGAGAAGATGAGGAAGAGTTTATTGCTCAATTCTTTGATAAGCGTATAAAAAAAGCTATGAAAGATAGTAGCGGTAGAACTGAATTAATAATTGGATAACTCACTAAAGAGGATATAAATGTCAGAACAAGAAGTCACGCAAGACGAAAAACATGCAGACGACCAAATTCCTGTCGAAAAAAAGGAAGCAGGTTCCGGTACCGATAAAGCCGAGGATTACAACGTCCCAGGTTATAGGTTTCGAGAATTGAATGAAAAAAATAAAGCCTTACAAGATGAATTAAAGGCTTTACATCAAGCATCAAAAGCAAGAGAAGAAAAAGAAGCCGAAGAACGTGAGGAGTATAAAACTCTTTATGAAAAAACTAAAGCAGAAAGAGATTCTTTAGCTGTAGATGCTGAGAAGTTTAATTCGATTGAAACCGCCAGAAAAGATAGATTATTAGAATCTTTCCCTGAGAAATTGAGGGAAAAGCTTTCAAATCTTGATTCTGAAACCTTAGACGTGATGAAAGATGAGTTTACTAACAAAGTCCCTAAAGTTGATGAATCAGACGGCGGTGTTTCTGGTGGCAAACCAGCAAATTGGAGCAAATTAGCTCCTAATGAAAGAAAAAAACATTTCGCCGATATTGTTTCAAAAGCAACAAGGGGCTAAAACTGAAATGGGGTAAAACCTTATGGCAAATGTCACAACGACAACAGCTGCCAAATTTATTCCTGAGTTATGGCGAGAAGCGATCCTCGATTATGCGGAACGTTCCTTTAGAATCAGGAATCAAGTTACTAATGTTTCAGATCTAGCTAGTGGCGGTGATACTATTCATGTACCACGAGTTTCTGAAGAAACAGCGGCTGCAAAATCTGCAGATACAGCAGTTACTTATTCAGCTAATACTGATGGCGAAGCCTCAATCTCTATTAACCAGCATGCTTATGAAGCTAAGAGAATTGAAGATATTGTAAGAGTTCAAAGTTCTTATGATCTATTTTCTCTCTATGCTAAATCTATGGGTTACGGCTTGGCTAAAAAGGTTGAGAATTACCTGGCGGTTGATATTATTCAATCTGCTACAGCAAATGATGTTACTCTGTCCTCAGATAACACATTTACAACTGCTCTTGTTAGATCAGGACTGCAAAAATTACTCGACATAGGCGTCGACTATACTGATGGTGAAACATTTATGTATGCTTCTCCAGCTGGCTATATGAGCCTAATGTCTCTTGGTGATTTTACTGATTATCAAGAACGCGGTCCAGAAGCATCTGGAGTTGGTCCTAATATCTCTGGTCAATTAGGTAGAATTTATGGAATGCCAGTATTTACTAGTACCGATTGGGATGATGATGGCGGAACAGGCGACGAAACTGCATCAATATTCACTAAAGATTCTGTTCTTTTTGCTATGCAAATGGAGCCAAGAGTACAAAGCGAATATGATATTGATCACCTAGCAACAAGCGTGGTGGCTGATGTATTATTTGGCGCTTCTTTGACTCAAGCTGCAGGAACTGCTGCTGGTCAAGTAGTTAATTTCAATAATCCTTAATCGGATAATTGATTAATGTGGTTGAGGGGGCTTTTATTAGCCCCTTTAGCCGAAATATTATATAGGAAAAAATTATGGCAACAGATTTAACAAATGTAGCTGTCTCTACTGGATATGTTCAATTATTACATATTGATGGTGGAGTTGGAGGATCTGCCACTCGTGTTTATGACGGTGACGGGACAGGTACACCACTAGAAATTTCTACAACGGAGCTTGTAATAAAAGATGGATCATTTAATCTTGATGTAGCTTCGCACGATGGTACAAATGGTTTAAAGCTTGGAGGAACTTTAGTAACCACAAGTGCTGCCGAACTTAATTTATTAGATGGAATCACAGCTGGAACAGTAAGTGCTTCTAAATTTTTGCTCGTTGATAGCAATAAAGATTTAAGCGGTCTCCGCAATTTAACAGCTACAGGAACAATTACGGCAGCCAATTTTACAGGAACTGGGAATACTCAGATAGGAGATGCGGCAGCCGATACAGTTGCGATGAATGCAACAATCACTACAAATTTAATTTTTGAAGGATCAACGGATAATGCTTATGAAACTACATTGGCGATTACAGATCCAACTGCTGATAGAACTTGGACTATTCCAGATGCAACCGATACATCTGTCGGTCGTGCTACAACTGATACTTTAACCAATAAAACTTTAACTTCTCCAGATATTAATACACCAGATATTGATGGCGGAACAGTAGATGCAATTACATCATTAACAGTAGCTAATTCAGTTGATATTGGAAACTATACTTTAACAGCAAACGGCTTAACAATAGATGGAACATTTACAGATGGTACTTTATCAATCGCAAGTGGATCAATAACAAGTGCGGTAAATGGAACATTCTCAGGAACGGTCCAAGCAGAGCAATTAACTACAACTGATGATGCTACAATATCAGATCAGCTTTCAGTTGATGGAACTATGACAATTTCAACAGGAAGTATTGTTGATTCTACAGGCACGATCAGCTTCGGAAATGAAAATTTAACCACTACAGGTGTAGGGACTTTTGCCTCATTAGATATTAGCGGTAATGCCGATATTGATGGAACAATGGAGGCAGATGCTTATACGGTGGACGGTACGGCTTTAAATGAGTATATAGCTGATACTGTGGGAGCTATGGTAAGCTCTAATACCGAAACAAATATCACAGTTACATACGAAGATGGAGATAATACTTTAGACTTTGTAATTGGAACGCTT